GACGGCACAAGGGTTCTGATTACGTACACGACTGCGGCCAACATATCCAAAAACCGATACGGCATAACGGACGAACTGGCAGTGCCAGAAGGCACAAACCCATTGATTGAATTTGTACCAACACTTAAAGGAGAAGTGAAATGAGCTTTTTTAACTTTGATGAAAAGATCGACGGAAGCTTTGAATCAGGCGGCGGAAACTTCGAGCCAATCCCTGCAAAAACTCAAGTTTTGGCAGCGCCTGACGAGGCCAAATGGGACGAGTACGAAGGCGACAAGTTCATCAGCTTGCGCTGGTCTATTATCGCACCGAAAGAGTACAAGGGCCGGAAGCTGTTTCATAAGGTTCGCGTGTTTGATAACGATACACGCAAGGCAGAAAAAGCCAAACGCATGTTAGCGGCGATTGATGCGAACGCAGGCGGCAAGCTGATGAAGTCGAACGAAGAGCCGACTGATAAGAGCCTGACAATGTCGCTTGTTAATAAGCCCATGGTTCTTATGTTGCAGGTTTGGGAAATGACCGGCAGCGATGGCCAGCCGCGATCTGGCAACTGGGTTAGCGCAGTAAGCCCACGCAAGGGTAGCGAGCCGGTTGAAGATGTAGCGGTAGAGCCTGAGCCGGTTGCGGAAGATGACAGCTTCGAGGATGACGTTCCTTTTTAGATCATCAGGGCGCTTCGTGCGCCCAATTTTTTAACCCAATGAGGTTTTTGTTATGGAAGATCAAAGAACGCAGGCTTGGTTTAACAAGCGAAAAGGGCGGGTAACGGGTTCCAATGTGGGCGCGATACTTGGTATGAACCAGTACAAAACAGCCAACGACGTAATGCGGGAAATGGTACGCACCTGGCATAGCGCAGAACGAGAGTTTCAGGGAAACTCAGCTACGGAGTGGGGCACGTTTAACGAAGCCGGCGCAATAGCAGAATACCAGATGGAGACAGGAAACGAGGTCACAGAAACAGGTTTCCATATTCACCCTGAGCATGAATGGCTTGGCGCAAGCCCTGACGGATTGGTGAGCGATAGCGGGTTGATAGAGATCAAAGCACCATACGGGCAAAGGAACAAGAATCCGCCAGAGTTCAAGACACTGGAAGAGCAAGAACATTACGCCGCCCAGGTTCACATCCAACTCTACTGCACAGGCCGGAAGTGGTGCGACTTTTACCAGTGGGCACCGAATGGAACAAAATCTGAGCGCGTTGATATTGACCATGCGTTTTTGGAGTGGGCTATTCCAAAGCTGAAAGAGTTTTATGATCTTTTCCTAACCGAGATCGACAACAAAGACCACTTAGAGCCAAAGCGTAAATTCATAAATTCAGCAATGGCAGCGAAGCTAACTGGCGAGTATGACGAGCTAACCGAAGCGGTTGACCGCGCTACGCAAAGAAAAAAAGAGATCCTGGACAGCCTGATTTTGTTAGCAGGTGAAAAGAACGCAGACATATGCGGCAAGAAATTGACTCTTGTTGATCGTGTTGGGTCTGTTTCTTATGCCAAGCTCGTCAAAGATAAGATGCCGGATGTTGATTTGGAACCTTACCGGGGGAAGGGCAGCCAGCATTGGAGGTTTAGCTGATGAAAAAAATAACAAAGAAGTGGCGCACTGAAAAAGCCAGAGAGATCATTGACAGGAATGTGATTGGCGTACATTTTTGCGAATATGATCTCGAAGAGTTTTCAGAAGTCTGCCAAGTAGAAATAGACGGCGCTGTGAGAATGATAAACCCTCAATTCTATAGTGACCCTCGACACCTTCACACCCTTATAGATGGAGAATGGGACGCTAGAAGCTGGCGTAAGTTTATCACCGCCCTAACGCCAGAGCAGGAAGCAAAGCGGGTAATGCGAAACGCTGTATGGTCTGACCTTAAAGACTTCAGGGAAGCAATGGAGCCGAGTGAGTGCGCGATCTGTGAAACAGAAGAAAACCTAACAACAGACCATGTTGCGCCTCCATTCGACGATATAGCCTTGGATTTCTTTTCATGTTACGGCGTCCCTAAAGTTGTCGGGCACTCAGATAAAAGCATTGTGGTGAACATATTTGAAGATGGCCAGCTTGAGGGAAAGTGGATTCATTTTCATGCTGAGCGTGCCGTTTATCAGATCCTTTGTAGATCATGCAATGCTAGGAAGGGCAAGAGATGATAACCAAAAACCTGCGCCCCTACCAAGTAGAGGCATTCGATGCGGTCATGGACTGGGTACGCCAGTCTATCGACCCTTGCTTGCTAGAAGCAGCTACAGGGAGCGGCAAAAGCTGGATAATTGCCGCCATCGCCGAGCGATTGCAAAAGATAAGCGGAGGAAAGCATGTTCTATGCCTAGCCCCAAATGCTGACCTTGTTAAGCAAAACAGAGAGAAGTATTTGACGACTGGCGAACCGGCGAGCGTGTTCAGCGCATCTGCTGGCGGGCGATGCCTCCGACATCCCGTTGTATTTGGTACACCTGGAACCGTAGTGGGCAATATTCAAGCGTTCAGCTCTAGGTTCTGCGCAGTGGTTATAGATGAATGCCATGGGATTACGCCGACCATAAAAAGAATTATCGAAGGTATGCGTGAGGGCAACCCTTACTTGCGGGTGATAGGCTTATCTGCAACGCCTTATAGGCTTGGCGAAGGCTATGTTTATCAGATTGACGAACGCGGAAAATTGAATGGTGACGGATGCTGTAAAGATCCGTACTTCACAAAAAAGGTTCACACAGTACCGGCTGGTATGCTTATTGAGCAGGGCTATTTAACGAAGCCGGTAATAGGATCAATCGGAACAGATCAGTATGATACTAGCGGCTTGGTAATGAACAACTCAGGAAAGTGGAAGCAGTCATCAGTAGACCAAGCGTTTATTGGACACGGGCGGAAAACGGCGGCGGTTGTTTCGGATGTGGTTAGCCAGTCCAAAGACAGGGCCGGGGTGATGTTGTTCGCTGCCACGGTTGAGCATGCAAAAGAGATCATGGCAAGCTTGCCCGCTTCGCTGTCCCGGATGATAGGCGGAGAAATAAACACCAGCAAAAAAGAGCGCACAAAGCTGGTAGAAGATTTCAAGACCAAAAAGTTTAAGTACCTGGTGAGCGTTCAGACAATGACCACTGGGGTGGATTTCGTGCATGTGGATGTTATCGCAATTCTTCGCGCTACCGAGTCTGTTTCTTTGCTTCAACAGATCATAGGACGTGGCCTTCGGATAGACCAAGGGAAAAACGATGTTCTGATATTGGATTACGCAGAAAACATAGAGAGGCACTGCCCAGACGGCGATATATTTGACCCTGATATAACTGCGAGTATGACGAGCAGCGAAAAAATATACCTTGATGCAGAGTGCGCAGAGTGCGGCGCTGTTAATAAATTTTCAGCCCGAAAAAACCCTGAGCAGTTAGCCCACAACAAATACGGTTATTTTGTAGATTTGGCAGGAAAGGAAGTAGACACAGATCACGGCCCAATGCCGGCGCACCATGGGCGCAGGTGCCAAGGACTTATAAAGAGCAACCACACGCACGTACAATGCCCGCACAGGTGGACGTTTAAAGAGTGCATGCAATGCGGTGAAGGAAACGACATAGCGGCTAGGTATTGCTCTGAGTGCCGTAATGAGCTTATTGACCCGAACGAAAAGCTACGCATTGATTTTAAGCGATTCAAGAAAGATCCGACACAGATACAAACAGACAAGGTTATAAACATGGACGTTAACCCGGTAGTGACAAGATCCGGTAAAGAATGCCTAGTTGCCAACTTTGTGACCGAATGGCGATCCTTTAGCGTTTGGCTTCACCCTGAAGTAAAGGGCGGCAGGCTTTATGCTGAGTACATTCAATTTATGGATGCGACCATGAGTGGAGTAGAAAAGCCGGAAACAGTGACGTATCACAAAGACACTAAGAGCGGGTTTTATAACATTCATGATTATGGGAGGCAGACAGATGAAGTTCGAGCCATGGCTTAAAGTCTACGGCAGTACGCAGTACCGCGACCCCTGCCCCCCTGAAAGCGCAGAGCAGATCACGTTCTTCGCAGAATTGCGCCTCCGATACCCTGACACTTACGGCAAGCTGGCGCTGCACCCAAAGAACGAAGAGAAGCGCAAGGGTAAGCAGTTTAACCGGCTTGCAATGGACAAGGCGCTAGGGATGACGCCAGGCGCTTCTGACGTGATTATACCGCTGGGGTTTGCGTGCGAAATGAAGCGGAAAGACCACACAAAGAGCAAGTGGCAACCGGGCCAGATTGAATACCTTAAGGCCGTACACGATGCCGGCGGGTTTGCTTGTGTAGCTTTGGGCTGGGAAGCCGCTATGGAGGCGCTAGAAGAGTGGATAAGCCAACGGACTTAATGAGCCGGGTAATGAACGGCACGGCAGACTATAACTTTTTGCCCGAAGCATTGCAGTCTGCCATACGTCTGCCAATTTATTACCGCGCCTGCGCAGTGCTTGCAGAGCCTACCAAAGAGGACCGGCGGGCCAAGCTGGACGCAGAGCCGGAAAGTGTCAGGGCGCTAGTAGAAGCCGAAGCGCTTCGTTTGCATAAACTACGCCCCAAGGGTTTACAATAACGCACCACTGGTTTATTGTTAACGCACGAATAACGAAAAGGAGAATGTCATGCACGCAGATTTGATTTGGTTAGCAGAGAATGTGAGCCAGTGGGGCGGAACCTACGGCTTTCAAAATATATTCCTAAAAAGTGGAAAGGCAGAGTACTACAGCAACCCGGAGAGTGAAGTATACAA